AACTGGTTTTCGGTTAACGGCACCGTCACCATTGCGGCAACGTCGCGCTCGAATCCTTGTAAGTCGTGCGCGAGATATTCGTCGGCTTGCTGCGGCGTGCATATGTCACCGCGCTGCACTTTGCGCCCGTCGGGGTAGACGGTGGTGCCGATGCCGATTGTCCAGGGGTCGCCGCCAGTACCGGGGTCGGGGTACGCACGCAGGCGCAGCCCCTCGGCCTGCCGAATCAACGACAGGCCGGCAGCGTTGGTGATCATTTGCCGAGAAGCTGTGCGCCGAACTTCAGAATTGCAAACACGGTGGCAACCGCAAGCCACACGCCAATGCCACGATTAACCCATTGGTCAACCTTGCGATCAACCTTGGCAATCGCCGCATCGTTCACCGCAAGCTTGGTTTCGCACGCGCCAATACGCTCGCCTTGCGTCGTTTGACGCTCCTCGATCAACACCAGGCGCATGACCGCGTCCGTCAGCTTGTCGACTTTGGCTTCCAGGCGCAGGAAGTCGGGATCGGTCGTCATGCTCTTGCCTCCAGCGTAGCGACACGAGCGGTCAACTCTTTGATGGCGGCTACAAGCGTGGCAACAACGTGAGAAGCGTCTATGCCTTGATAACGCGGATCTCCATTTTCATCTACGTCGTCTTTAACGCCAGACACGGCTTCTGGAATAATTGTTTGCAGTTCGTGGGCGATAAAACCTTGGCCAGACTGCCCTGTTGACTTCCATTTGTAAGTGACTGGATTAAGCGCTTGCACTTTTGCAAGCGCTCCGGTCATGGGCTGTACGTTTTGTTTTAGGCGATAGTCGGAAGTTGTTTGATAATTGGTACTTGTTCCGTCATTAGAAACTATTGCGCCTATTTGCGATGCAGCCAAAGACGCTTTAAAAGAAGCAAAATAATAAACCCCGCTTTGGCTTGGCGTTGTAATGCTAAATCCGTACTGGCCTGTAATTGGATTGTTAATTGATACATGACCGCCACTTGCTGGTACGCTAGTAGTTCCAATGCACATTTGGCCGTTAGCTGTTAAAAAACGCGCAACTTCTGTGCCACTGATACCAATCACTATCGGCAACAAAGAGCCGGTTCCTGTTACGCCAGATGAAAGCCCCACGGTGGTATTGTTGGCGTAAACGCCAGCATAAGTTGCATTGGTAGGGTCAGAATTGTTAAAAACATTAACGCCAGATTGCGTTGACGTTCCATTTGGTAATACTTGAAGGGCTGTTGTGCTGTTTGTTGTCTTGTCTTGAAACGATGTTCTGCTTGCGATCGTTGCGTTGCTGAAGTCGCCCTGTATCCGCGCTGCCGTGCCGCTAAATAGCGTCGTTGTGCCCGAGAACGTGTTCGTACCCGTTGTGCTAAACGCGCCGACGTTTGTCAGGTTCTGGCCGTTGAAGTTCTGCGCAGCCGTGGGCAACTGCTGGCCGTCCTTAGTCATGCACGTCGACAAGCCGGTGGCGAAACCGTCCATCTCGGCATCAAACCTGTCTGCGCGGATTTTGATGGACGCTGCGGCGTCGTTTGCCCAATTGTATAGGCGTGTGAAAACGCCGCTTCCGTTGAATGCCATACAGGTATCCTTCTTGCTACGCTAGATGGTTGGAAAAATGCGGAGATGCGATGAGCGATGAACAGTTTTATCGGCTGATAGCGGTGGCGGGCATATCCGCAGTTATTCCGCTCGTGGTGTCATGGGTTCAGCAGACCCTGAAGCGCAGGAGTGAGCGCAACGCCGCCGGGGACGGCAACACGCCGCGTCGCATCAGCTAGGGCTTTGAAACCCGGCCCCTGTCGGCCAGTCAGCAGCGCAGCGGCCAGTTGCTGCCCGGTGGGCGTGTACATGAGCGCAGGCGCAAGGCCAGCGGCAAGCATTGGGTTGATGCCGGTCGCAGCGCCAACGCCTAGCCCGCCGAGCGCAGCGCCTGCCATGCCACGGCCAGCAGTACCGGAGTCGGGCACTTTCTGAGCCAGAACCGCTTTACCGGCATCGGACAGGTCTTCCATCAGCGCCGTGCCGCGCGAAAATTGCTTTTTCGACGGCGACAGGTTTTTGACCGCCATGTGCAACTGCGCGGGACTGAAAACGCCGTTTTCCGCAGCGGTGCTTCCCGCCGCTCTTTCCGCTCGCAGGAAGTTCGCATAAGCGGTGTTGGCGGCTTTTAGTTCCTGCGCGGCACCAGGCGGTGCTTGACGCGATATGGCGTCCCTGAGCGCTTTCTGCGCTTCCTGCATGGCAATGCCAAGCTCGCGCTGGTCGGGGTCCGGTGCGGTCTTGTATTGCCTTGCCAGCCTGCCGAGATTGCTTTCGGCAGACTTCATTGCTTCCGGTGTCAACACTCCCGACTGCGCGCGATCAAAAAGCTCGGCCTGAATCAGTCGCGTGCCTTGGTCTGCCTTGTCTTTTGGAAGAACCGCCAGCTTGCTGATTGTCGCGTTAAGCGATGTCGCAAGCGGCTGGTCAATGGCGATCGGACCGACGCTGTTCAATGCGTTCTGATATGCCGCGCCGATCTTGTCGTCAACAAACGAAACCGCGTCCCGACCAACCATGCCCGGCGGCAGCTTGTCGTTGAGCGGCGCAAGCGCACGGTTAAACGCGGCGACGTTTAGTTGCTCATTTGCTCGGCGCTGCCCGCCTGCAATTGCGCTGCCAAGCAACGGCACGCTGGTGAGCTTTTCTTCTGCCGTCTTAAACCCGCCACCAAGGATCTGCCCCGGCGTGGGCACAACGCCTTCCTTGCGCAATAGCGCAACTTGCGCCGAGACGTTAGGCGAGATCATTCCGGCCAGCGCTTTGCCGCCAGCGCCAAACACCGCGCCGCCCACCGCGCCCGTTGCGACTTGCTTGCCCTTCTCGTCCCAAAAGTTGCCCTGCGTCACTGGCTGCAATGCACCAGACAATGCGCCTGTGCCTGCGCCAATTGCGGCGGCTCCGGTGAGCGATGCGCCAACAGGTGCGGCCATCGTCATGGGCAGCGAGCCGACGACGTTGCCGCCCATGCGCCCGAAGTCGAAATCGTCCTGCCCGCCGCGTACGTCTTGCTTGTACTTTGCGTCGTCTTGAGCAAGAAACTGATTAAACGATCTGGCACGCTCGTCCATGCCTGGTACGCCAAGCCTTGCCGCGCCGTTGGCGATGATCTGACCGAGCGCGTTGGGAACGTCCGCGATGCCCTGCGCCACGCCTCTGACGCCGCGCTCAAACGCACCGGGGCGCATAGAGAACAAGTCGGACTTTGGCGGCTCGGCAACGGGTGCGCCGTTTGGAAACAACTCGGCAGACAAATCGCGACCAGCGGGCGGTGCGTTATCGCCAAACAACTCGGCAGACAAGTCGCGCCCGGCAGCGACGTTGAATTTCTTGGCGTATTCGACCGTCTCTTTTGGCATAGGTTTACCGTTTGCCCCGTATCCGGTTTTGACATAGGCCCGCATGTTGCCCGGCCCCCAGTTGTAGGCTTGCAGGCCACCCTCAGTGCCAAACTCGTTTACCAGCGACGACAGGTATTTCTTGGCCGCGCCTCGGGCTTGCTGCTCGTTAAACGGATCAATGCCGAATTCTTTGGCGGTGGCTGGCATGAACTGGTAGGGGCCAAGCGCACCCTTAGGCGATACCGCTCTCGGGTTGCCGCCGGATTCAATCATCCGAAGCTGGTCAAGCAGTGCGTCAGAAACTGCCACTTGCGCCCCCTGGTACCTGGTAGCCCTTGTCCCGCGCCGCTTTCAGCACCGCCTCAACCGGCACGCCACGCGCTTTTGATGTTGCGATCACATCGGCCATCGTCAGCACCTTGGCCGACACTTGCGCGGCGGGCTTGCCGGGTTGCAACTGCGGCGGCCTGCCGGGCTGCGGTTGCTGGGCGGGCGGCGCTTGCGGAGCGCCAATTGGCTGCGGCGGGGCAAACCCTTTGAACCCTCTATCCGGACCATAGGCGTCCAGATATTCCGCTTGCGTCAATTCGTATTCTTGCTTGAATAACGTGAGCTTTTTTTGCACCACTTCCGGCGAGTCAGTGACTTGCGGAATAAACGGCTTAAGCCTTGGAAACTCGGACGCACTGACCGCCGCTCCGGATCTGTCGTGAATTTTCAAGCTACCAATGTCGCCAACTCTTGCTCGGGCTTCCACGCCCTGCGGATCCAGCCTTTGCACAACCATGTCCGGCGCAAGGTTGGTCAAGCCAAACGCTTTTGGATTTGCGCTAACAGATGCAAGGGCCGCTTCAATCTTCCCAAGCGCCACATTGTTTTCAATGTACCCGCGAGAAATGGTTTCGGGCACCGGCTTTAACGGCGATTGAACGGGGCCGCCAGTAGGTCCTTTCACCGGCTCCGTTTGGCCGGTTCGCCCATTTAGAACCGTTGCGGGCGCTCCCGGCTCACCTGGAAACGGAACAAAGTTAGGCGGCGGCGTGTAGTCCGTCTCAAACACTACTTTGCTGGGATCTTCTTTGTTGAAATATTGAATTTTGGTGCCGGTGTTACGAGAACCAAAATCGCGCGGCGCTTGAATTGGACGCAAATCAGCGTAATTTTTTGTTTGTTGAAATCTAGCCAAAGACTCAGCCGTGTACTTGCTGGGATCAACTTTGCCGTACTCTGATTGCGTAGGGTATTTGGCCGCAAACATGTCTTGCCCGGTTTTCCCCATAAAGCCAGCGTCTCGTTGAAGCTCGGTAGGCTTAGAAGCGTCAACAATCCCCTTGAGCGCCCCCATCGGATCAACTTGATATTGCATACGAAGCGCCTGCACAAGCGCGTCGTTGCCTCTAATGCCGTCCATGTTGAGCAAGCCGCCTTGTCGCTGCACTACGGGCTGCTGTGCAAGTCCAGGCGTTAGCTGCGGAAGGCCAAGCGGGCTATCTGCCGCGTCCATGCCACCAGACTGCGGCATGTCGCTGCTGATGGTCGGCAAAGGCGGCGGCGCGGATGCGGTCAGTGCGCCTTCAAACATGTCGCGAGTTTTGGCGCGTTGACGATCTACCAGCGCCTGCTCTTGACTGTCCACAACGTCGTTGCTGTGCGCCGCAATAAGCGCTTGCCCGAGCTGCGCCAAGCCCTGCACGGGCGAAATGGGCGTGATGTACTTGCCCGAGTTTTGCATCGGGTCGATTGGCTTTAGAGCGCCAGCAGTAAGTAGGCTTGCAAGCGCACGACGACGAGAAATGCCTTGTGCTTCCTGCTGTGATTCAGCGTCAAACGGGAGCATGCCGCCATAGTTCTGTGCCATGTGCGCCCCTTACTTTTTGTTCATCAATGAGTAGCCCATAATTCCCGAGCCACCTAAGCCAAACAGGCCAGACATGATTGCGTTGTTTTGCGCAACCTGCTGGTTGTAGTTGTTCTGCTGGCCCGCATAAGAGCCGTAGGTATAGCCGCCGATGTCTGTCGGCCCAGCCTGCGCCGTGGCGATTTGCGCTTGCGGCGTCATCCCGTACACCGACTGCATGTTGGCAAACGGCAGGTTGCGTGCGGTGACTTGCTCGCCAGCCATCTGGCCGCGTTTTGCGAGCGCATCTTGGAAGGCTTGGTTTTGCTGACCGAAGCGTTGCTGGTCTGCATTCAGCGAGTTTGCAAAGTTTGCGTTTTGCTGGCCGAAACGCTGCTGGTTTGCGCCGAGATAACCCTGCAAGCCGCCCAAGTTTTCGCCGTACCGTTGCTGACGGCCAGCCATGCCAAGGCCAAACAGGCGCGATTGCTCTTGCCCGCCAGCCAGCACCGCATTTAACCGCAGGCGGTTTTCGTTGTCGCCTTGGGCTTGCTGCGCTGCTCGATACGGGTCCGAGCCCATCGTGATGCCTTGATTGGCAAGTGAGGCACGCTGCGACTCGCGATCCCTGTCTATTTGCGGCTGCATGAGTTGCATCAGCGAATTGGTCACCGCTTCGCGCCCGCCGTTGTCCATTGACGGCATGTCGCCCAAGCCCTGCTGCAACTGCGCGTTGATGTCGCCTTGCGACATGCTGCCCATGACATCCGGCGTGCTGGGCGCGTTGCCCATGACATCCGGCGTGTTGGGCATGTCGCCCAGCCCCTGGAATTGAAACGGGCTGGCAGCGGTGTCGTACAGCCCCCGCATCTGCGGCGACAGGCTCGTGGTGCTTGTCCACTGCGGATTGCCGTTGGCATCCATCGTGCTGCTGTATGTCTGACTGGCAAACGGGTTGACGGTGTTGACGCGGTTGAGATTCGCGTTGAAATTCGCCGTCGCAATGTTGCTGTCGGTCTGCGCCTTGGCTACCTGATTCGGATCCGGTGGCGGCGGTGCGCTAACTTTCTTCTTGCCCATTTGGTTTCCTTATTCCAGCCATCGGCACTCATCGCGCCGCATCGACATAATCACCAGCGCACCGTCGGCATGAGCGCCGTCGATCCGTCCATCAACCGTAAATCCCAGCTTGTGATTCAGCCGCAACGCACGCTCGTTGCCGCTGCCCACGCATCCGATCACCACTGGCTTTTCTGCAAACGCATAACCAAACGCCGCTTGCAGAAAAGAGCGTGATAGCCACGCGCCATCGCCCGCGCAATGAATCTGCACGCTGCAATCCATCCAGTCGGTAAAACCCGCTGCGCCAACAATCTGCCCGTCGCGCACCTGGGCGATCCCATTCATCGGCGTGATCGGCATACCAATGCGCGGACACAGAAACGCGCTGATCGCGTCTTGGTCAAACCCCAGCACTAGTAGACGCCGCCCGGCTCGAAAACGTAATCCATTGATTGCAAGCGAATCTCGCTCGTGAGCGTCTGCACTTGGATGCGAGCCGCCGCAGCAAAACCGATTGCGCCCACCGACTGCCAATCCCGATACACGGCCATGCCTGCCGTCCAGTCGTCGGTATTCCAGGTGATCGCGCCAACGCTTGCCGCGCCCCAGCTCGCGCCTGCCGTCACCGAATAGGTCGGCGTCGTTGTCGGTGCGTTTTGCGAGTAGTCGGTGTTGAGCGCAATTGCCACGCCGGGCTGCGCGTCAGCAAAGAAAATGGGGCGCACGGCCTTAAACAGCTTTTGTCGCCCGGGTGCGCCGAAGTACGAAAACGCGGGCATGACATCAGCAAGGATGGCCGACCCTTGGTCGCTGGTGCCGGTATCGGCCTGCACCACAACGCCGTTGCCGCCGTACATGAGCCGGTCGCCGTATACGTCCCAGCAGGCCGCATTCCAGCCGGTGTAAAGCGTCCACGCGCCTGTGACGGTGTTTGCCGCGTACTGGTAAGACACGCTGGATGTCGTCTGCGGCACGTTGAGCAGCACCTTGTTGCCCATCGGGAAGTACACACCTTGCCAGCCGTAGTTGCTGGCATAGGACATCACGTCGTTGTTGATCAGCGTTTGGATCTTGTCGGTGAGCGTGCGGGCGGCTTGATCTCGAGCAGCAAACAGCAGTTTGCTAAACGGCACCGCGCCGTCTGCGCACAGCAGCACCACATCGTTGCCGATACGAAACGAGCAACGACGCGACAGCGGGCGACCGATGCGGTACAGGCCGACCAGACCGAATGCGCCAAGCGTTGACGGGTCCGAGCCGCGATACACCGCCACTTCGCCTTCGCTGGTGATGAAGGCTAGGTAGTCGTCAATCCCGTTTGCGTTATCAATCGTCGCGCTAAAGATGCTGGTGAGATAGCCGCCAGACTTAAACAGCGCGGTAAGATTCAGCGATGACGCAGCGCCGCCGATGCTGCTGGTGGGCAAATACCAGGCGGTGAGCGTGTCTTTTTGCGCAAACCACAGCCGGTTCTTCCAGACGGTCGGCGAGTGCAGCGCTGTGGTGGTGACTCCGGTAATGGCGGGCGTTGAAACGCCCGTCACCGCCACCCACGACGTGCCATCGTAGTAACGCGGCGCATCCACACCGTTGGCAGCGTAGAAAAACGAGCCGCCGGCAGTAGCGATGTTGGCGTACTCCCACTGCGCATTCGTCAGGCCGCTGACCACCGCCGCACCGACTGCGCCCGCGCTGCTGACATCGTAAAACCCGGTGCCGCTGGCCGCAAACAGTTTGCGCGTGCCATCGCCCTTGCTGTACGTCATCAGCGACTGCACCCAGCCCGGAAGGCCGGTCGCCCATGACGACGAGCCGTTGCGCACCTCAATGTAGTTGGTGCTGGGCCACCAGTTGCGCATGATCACAGCGTCTTGCGGATCCATGTTGGCAAGCGCGTCCCGAGCATTTAGCCCGCCCACAGGCGCGGGGATAGACGCGGTTTGGCTAACGGCCCGAATCGGTACGCGGGGCTTTGCAACCGTCATGTGCCAAATCCCGTATCGGGCACGTTCATATTGTTGAGCAGGCGCATACCGGATGCCGACGCATTCATCGGAATATCGCGCAAGCCACCCGAGCGGGCGACGGACTGGTTGCGAAGGTTTTCGTAGTGCTGCTTTTCTTCGCCGTAGTCCAAGCCCTTGGCCCGCAGAAAGCGCCACTTCAGCCCGGCAGCGACGACATCCTGATCCAGCACCGTGTAATCGTCGTCGGCGGTGAACGCGGTCTTGCCAACAGCAGCAGACGAGTTCACCCAGTTGACCGAGATGTACTCCAGCGCAATCGTGGCGGCGTCTGTTGAGCTGGGCGTAGGGTCTAGGTAAATCTGCCCGCCCATGATCCGAAACCGCCTGCGCGGGCCGGTAGGCGAAATACCGGATTTCAGCGTCTGCCATTCCTGCGGATTCAACGGCCCAAGCAGTTGCCAGCGATAGGTGCGATCCCATACCGTCGACGGAATGAAGAACGCCACGTCGGTCGGAAACGCATAGCTCGCCGTGCCGCTCGTCGTGGTGAACGTGTACTCCTTGCGCAGTTGCGGCCAGCCGCCCAGGTTCTGCCCAAGGCTTGCCAGCGCCTTGCCTTCGAGGTTGATCAGGGCAAGCATCTGGCGCACTTGCTGATCGACGCTGCCGGTCACCGTAATCGGACGCGGCAGGCCGATCTCGTCGCAGATGTCCTGCACAAGCACCAGCAGCGTCTTGCTGCCGGTGGTCGTGTTGATTGCGAGCGCCATGAATGCTTAGGCCGAGACGACGACAGCGAAGTTCAGGTTGTCGATGCAGAACACATGCGCGGCTTTGTTTGCTGCAACCGCAAGTCCAGCATTAGCCGTGCCGTTGTTCAGCTTGCCGCCGCTGGGCGGGTAGAGCGTGATGCTGTTTGCGCCACCGTTGACCACAACCATCTGGTCGCCGATGGACAGCGACGATGGCAGGACTGCGCCGGTCGACGACGCGGCGGTGGTAATCACATGCACGTCGTTTAGGTTGGTCAGCGCAAGCGCGGTGGCTTGAGTAGTGCCCGCAGCGGTCAGCGAGTTGCTGATGTTGCCGCCAGCGATGCCAATGGCTGCAAGCGGAGCGATACCGGAGCCGGTCAGGTTTGCTTTGATGGTCATTTCGATGCCTTTTTGAGTGACGCGATTTCGGCGACTTGCGCCTTGAGAAGTTCAAGATCCGAGCGCAGTTGCGCGTTTTCTGCGGTCAGACGCAGGGTTTCCGCGCCCGACTCCGCTTGTTTCAGCCACACCTGCGCCTTTTCGCGCAGCTCGCGCCCGCCCATGCCAAGTGTGTGCAGCGCCGAATCCGGAACGGCAGACAGTTGCTCGACGGTAAACACGCGGTTGGCCTTCAGCTCGGCTGCCATGGATTTGGTGAGCGGTGCCCATTGGTCAATCGGCATTCCGGTGACGGGCTGCTCTTGCTGCGACTGGAATGCTGCCCACTGCTTGGGAAAGCGCTCAGGATCCGGCGGAAACGGTGCCGACTCCATTGGGTTCATCTGCACGCGCCGACTGATTTTGCGAGTCTTGTCGCCGGGAAACATAATCGTGATGTAAGCCTGGTCTTTGAAAACCGGACGGCCCTGCGCCTCGGACTCAAACCCCTGCTTTTCGGCAACCATTTCAAACTGCACAAACAGGTTGCGGTCATCGCCGTGATAAGCGACGTAATCGTTAATGCCCGACTGCTCAATCTTTGCTGTTGCGAGATCCATGCTTTCTCCGTAGTGGAAATGAAAACGGGCGACCGAAGCCGCCCGCTGCTGCTGCACCTAAATGCTTAGGTGATCTGACCCTGAACAAACGGGCGGTTGATGGTGTAGACGCTAAAGCCAGTAGCGAGCGCCGTGCCGTTGATGGTGACGCCGTTGGCGGTTGCGGCACCAGCGTTCAGCACCTGCTTGCCAGCGACTGCGGTCGACGACACGACGCCGGACGCCTGCCAATACACCTTGTCGGCCTTAGCCACGGTGCCCGACGATGCGGCGATGCAGTTGCCCTGCACTTGGAACCAGCCCCATTGCGAGGTGGTCAGCACAGTCATTGCCACGCACAACGGCTGCCCGGTGTTGGCGGTGCCGGCCCACTTGACTGCGGTGGTGGTGATAACGCCGCTGGTCAGCGAGTAGTCCAGCGAGCACCAGTCGCCGACAGCGGTGGTGTTACCCGCTTTGGCGTAGATGAACGTTCCGGCGCCAAGGCCCGGATCGTAGCCACGCAGCTCGGTAAGGTAGGCGGACTGACGGCCAGCGGCGCCGCCAATGGTGAACAGGCCGGGGCCTGCGGGATCGACAATGGTCAGGTCGACCGAGCCGACGATAGGATCGAATGCAACAAATGCCATGAGTGAAAATTCCTTATGTGTTGAGGCCTTGGGCCACAGGGTATTGAATCCAGGTAATTGCTTGCGTTGACGGGAGTTGCAGTACCCCGCCGCCGGTTCCGAGCGTTACGCCCGTTGCCGATCCGAATTGCGCACCGATCATGTGTTTGCCGTTAGTCACCGTGTTGGTGACAACACCGTTGGCGCTCCAATAGCACTGATCGTTTGGGGCGATCGTGCCGGTTGCGTTGGTGATGGCAAAGCCGCCGATTTGCACCCAACCGTAGTAGTTGGCTGGCATCGCGACATAAGCGACGCCAAGCGGCAGACCAAGGTTTGCAATTCCCTGCCAAGGCGTGCAACCCAAGCGCATCGTTTTCGTTGTTGGGTCTTGCGACACAAAAAACTGAACGACTTGCCCAGCGGTGCATGCTTGGTAGGCGCTGACGTAGACAAACTCGCCGCCGCCCAAAATGGGATCACGAGCCGTTACCGTCGATGACGGATACAGCCCGCGCCCGTAGCGGCCAGCTTGCGGCCCGACAAGCGAATAGATGCCGGGGTCGCTTTTGTCGACAAGCGTCAAATCAACCGAGCCAGCCAGCCCGTCAAGGGCAAGAAATGCCATGGATGCAGTCCCTGTTAGGCGCCAAGCACGCCTTGCAGGCGGCGGTTGGAGACGGTCATGTTTCCGGCAAAGCCGATGAGCTTGACCATGGCGTCCTGGTTCACCGCGTACCGGTCATCTCCGAGCGGCACAAAGAAACGGTCGTTGTGCGGACGGAAATACAGGAAGTTGGTGTTCAGGAAATACATGGTGTTGCTCGGTGCGCCACCGCCGAAACCGCCGTCCAGCACAACGTCGGAATTCATGTACTTCAGGCTGGCAAAACCGGCCTGCGCCATTTCGTCCGAAGCGATGCGCTGGATCGCCTGAAGCGATTCCAGATACAAGCGCCAGTAGTTGTTATCCGCCACGATCAGGTCGGGAGCATCGGCACCGCGCACGAGCTGCACATAAACGCGGTTCATGTACGACTGGATGTTGGCTGCAGTCGCTGACGAGCCGCCGTCCGTTGCCGACGAGAAAGCAATGTTTCGCCAAAAGCTGTAAGCGCTGGCGTCGATGCCGCCCACCGTGTTGGTGTTGGTCTTGGCAACCAGCGACTGCAGACCACCGATCTGGCGGCCACCGTCAGACGTGCCGTCCGAGTAGCAGTCCACCGCAATGTTGTTGGTGATGGTGCGCTCGGCGTTGGCGATGCGCGACTCGAGCAGGTCGATGATCGCGTTCTCGCCCGAGTTCTGGATCATCTCCAGACCCGAGATCGACACGGCGACAGCGGCTTGTGCGTAGTTGAATTCCGCGCCGGTAAACACGTCCGACGGCGAAATATTCAGCGCCTCATAACCGCTGTATCGCTTGAACGTGCCGTTCTCGGCGTATTCCAGCTCTTGCACGATGGTGCGACCGCCGCTGACAGTCTTGATCTTGCCGCGCTTTTTCAGGCGGTTCAAAAGTGCGTTGTTTTTCGAGATGTTGTCGGCCAGCTTCCCGGTGCGGTTGCGCAGGGTCGTGGTGACAATCTCAGTCATCGTCGATGACGGATTTACGAGTGCCATTTTTTGTTACCTCAATTGGTGGTGTAGTTAGGCCGTCAAACCCTGCCGCTTACCGCGGCGAATTGAGCGGCCAGTTCTTCCCGTAGCGAGCGCTCGACTGCGGCTGTCGGCACGGCTGTGCCGGGTGATCCGCGAACCGATACCGCTGCGCTGCGGGCTTTGTCAGCGCGTGCTTTCATGTCGGACATC